AGGGTATAACAATCTTTTAAATGAGAATAGAGCTTTAAGGGGTATGTATGACAAGGCGGTTGAAAAGGGGAAAGCAAACGTGGAACTTTTATATGAGCAACGCGGTGTGATTGGGTTCTTAGAAACTAAGATATTAAAACTAACAGAGATGATGGAGGAAAAACATGGAAGAAACTAAACCGTTTGAAATAAAAGATCACATCATAATTGAAGGCATCACAGAAAACTATGTCTGGTACAACGGATCGCTATTAAGACAGAAGATGTCTGCTTGGAGTAATGAATTTGAAAAACTGATTAGCGTCATGGAGAACAGACACAAGGAACACATCAAGATGTTACGAGAAGTAATGACAGAAAATGACAAGCTAAAAAGACAAATAAGGGATATGAATGACGCCAACAAAACTACAAATACCTAAAACAATACGAGTCGGTAACAAACGCTATTCAATCGAAGTCGTTGAGACAATGCTTAGGCAACGCATCATGGGGACGATTGACTATGACAAGCAAACAATAAGAGTTGGGCGTAAGAGCAATGTGACAGGACGAGCTTATACCCAAGCAATGATGAGTGAAACCTTTTGGCATGAGTTAACTCACGCTATCCTCAACGACATGGGGGAAGATGCACTCAACAAGAACGAGAAGTTTGTCACAGGGTTTGCCAACAGACTTACCAAAGCAATTCGATCAGCGAGGTTTTAATGCCAACAGTTACATGGTCACACAGTTCCCTCAAAGACTATGAGGGATGCGCAAGGCGGTATCACGAGGTCAAGGTTCTCAAGAAGTTTCCATTCAAAGATAACGAAGCCACGTTGTACGGTAAAGAGTTTCACAAGGCAGCAGAAGATTACATCAGGGACGGTACACCCATACCACCACAGTTCCTCTATGCTAAAGATATGTTAGACGCTTTAATTGCCAAACCTGGGCGCAAGCTGTGTGAACAACAGATGGCGTTGACTACTGACTTAAAACCTTGCGATTGGAAAGCGAAAGATGCGTGGGTGCGTGGTATTGCCGACTTGCTTATTATTGATGACGACAACTTAACGGCTTGGGTCGTTGACTATAAGACAGGTAACAACAGGTACCCAGATCGTGAGCAACTCAAACTCATGTCGCTCATGGTGTTTGCGCACCATCCACATATTCGCAAAATAAATTCAGCACTACTCTTTGTAGTAAAAGACGATATGGTAAAGATCAGCATGGCGTTTGATCAAGCCGAGGGTGAGTGGTGGCAGTACCGCCAACGCGTTGCCCGTATCGAGCAAGCCCACGACACGGATGTATGGAACCCCAAACCCTCACCGCTGTGTCCGTGGTGTCCTGTAAAAACGTGTGAACATCATCCCAAACATTAGGAGGCAGTATGCCAAAGTCAAGTGCAGAAAAATTAGCGTACAACACCAAGTACGAATCAAGTCCGGCTCAAGTTAAGAAACGCGAAGAGCGTAACCGAGCAAGAGCGCTAGAGATGAAAGCAGGAAAAGTTAAGAAGGGAGACAACAAGGAAGTCGATCACATCAAGATGCTTGATGCGGGTGGTAAGAACACAAAGAAGAATTTGCGCGTAGTACCTGAGAAGGTCAACAGAAGTTGGAGAGACGACCACGGCAAGCAGTACGGTAAGAATAAATAAAAGAGAGAGCAAATGCAAATAGTCGAAGATAAAGCGCTGGTCTTCCGTACAAGGAACCCAGCCAAGTACAGCATCATCCCTAAACATAAGATACTCAGCGAAGACGCAGGCACATATGAAATCGCTGTGTACTGGGGACTTGACGAAGCCAGAGTTTTAAAGAACCTTGGTGTAAAAAGTGTGCCCTCACCGATCGAGCGCCAATACAAATGGCCGGGTCGTTTCAAACCCATGTCGCATCAAATCGAAACATCGGCTTTCCTAACGCTTAACAAACGTGCGTTTGTGTTTTCTGAACCCGGCACAGGTAAGACGCTCTCAGCGCTATGGGCTGCCGACTATTTAATGCAGCGTGGTGAAGTCAGGCGTTGCTTGATTCTTTGTCCTTTGTCGATCATGCAGTCTGCGTGGCTTAGTGATATGAACAACAGCATCATTCATCGCTCTGCCATTGTCGCGCACCATGCCCAGGCTACCCGGCGCATTGAGATGATTCAACAAGACTATGAGTTCGTGATTACAAATTATGAGGGTCTTAATCTTATTGCCGAAGAGATCAACAGCAACGGCAAGTTTGACCTAGTGATTGTGGATGAGGCCAACGCATACAAGTCTGTGACCACCAAGAGATGGAAGTCTTTAAAGTCCATTATCAAACCCAACACACATCTATGGATGATGACAGGCACACCCGCATCACAGTCTCCTGTCGATGCTTACGGGCTTGCTAAGCTCGTTAATCCAAACAACGTACCAATGTTCTTCACAGGATGGAGAGACAAGGTTATGCACAAGGTCACCATGTACAAATGGGCGCCAAAGGCAGAAGCCAAACAATTGGTGCACGAGGCACTACAACCTGCGATACGGTTCACTAAAGACCAGTGTCTTGACTTGCCACCCGTATTGACCATGACACGCGAAGTCCCACTCACGCCTCAACAAGCCAAGTACTACAACCTACTCAAAGAGCAAATGCTTGTGCAAGCTGCGGGCGAGACAATCAGCGCAGTCAATGCGGCAGCAAGTGTCAGTAAGTTACTTCAGATCAGTTGCGGTGCAGCCTATACAGACGCCAAAGAAGTGGTTGAGTTTGACTCAGCGCCAAGGCTTAACGTGTTAGAAGAAATACTAGAGGAGACAGAACGCAAGGTTATTATCTTTGCTATGTTTAGGTCTACGATTGACACAATCTACAAACACTTACTCAAGCGCAACATCACAGCGGAGTACATCAACGGTACAGTTACCCCATCAAAACGCTCGGATATTATTAGACGGTTTCAAAACGAAGACTCGCCTAGAGTATTAGTCATGCAACCCCAAGCAACAGCGCACGGGATCACGCTAACAAGAGCGGACACGGTAGTGTTTTATGGACCACTCATGAGCGTAGAGCAATACACACAGGCGATTGCTAGGGCTGACCGCAAGGGGCAGGACTCTGACAAAGTGACCGTGATCCATATCCAAGGCAGTCCCATTGAGAAAAAAATGTTTAATGCTTTGGAATCTAAAGTAAGCGATAACTTACTTATTACTCAAATGTTTGAGAATGAAATTATTTATTCAAAAGGAGGTGAAACAAATTAAAAAACTGTGTAGAATGTCTAACGCTTGACAACAAAACATAAGGAGAAAGCAATGAGCGACCAAGCAACTGAGACGGTTCCAATCGACAGATTGGTAAAAATTTATCGTAAGATAAAGGAAAAAATTGATACTCTTACCCAAGAGTATGACACGCAGATTGAAACTCTCAAAGCACAGCAAGATGAGATCAAGTTTGCGCTCAAAGATATGATGAAGGCCGACGGCACGACATCATTAAAGACGACCTTTGGTACGGTCAGTCTGCTGACCAAGACGCGTTATTCAACCAACGACTGGGATTCGTTCAAGCGATTTATCGTAGAGCACGATGCTGTTGATTTGTTGGAGAAGCGTGTGGCGCAGACAAACATGGGTCAGTTCCTCCAAGAAAATCCTGGTGTCGTACCACCAGGCTTGAACTCTATGACGGAGTTTGAGATTCGCATCACTAAACCATCTAAATGAAAGTAACGAAAACTATGTCTAACATAACGACCTTTAACGCCTCGCAAGTCCCCGCATTCGCACAAACTGGTGAACTATCTGACACCGCAAAAGCCCTCATCGGTGGAGCGCTCGGTAGCACAACCAAACGCATTTCAATCAAAGGCGGTGTATTTCGCTTGATCTCTGGGAGTAAGGAGATGGCTTCTATTGAAGACCGTCACCTCGATGTCATCATCGTAAAAGCTGCCCCTAAAGTAAGCCGAGTGTTCTACGCCGCCAAGTACGATGCTGAGAATGTAACTGGTCCAGACTGCTGGTCTAACGATGGTGAATTGCCTGATGCAAACGCTCAGAATAAACAAGCTGAGACATGTATGAGTTGCAAGAACAACGTTGCCGGGTCTGGTCAGGGTAATAGCAGAGCGTGTCGCTATCAACAACGCCTAGCCGTTGTGCTAGAGAACAACCCA